ATCCTGCTGGATGGACTTTACTTGGAGTCGGGGCCGCTGCTATCGCTGTAGCAGTACCATTAATTGCTGCTTTTTCAATAGGTGTCATATACGCTGCTGCCGCATTTTCAAATCTGATGGACACAAAGACTGCTAATGATGTAGCTGATGGAATAGCAGCAATTGCTGGATCAACAACAAGAATTGTTGGAGCATTGGCAGGCGCAGCCGCATCACTGGTAGGTTTGGCTGGAGTTGGCGTAACAGCCTTTTTCTTATCATTCATAATAGGATACGCAACAGATGCAGTTAATGCAATAGTTCCAGTATTGGTAGATTTTTCTAATGCAGCAGTTAAAGCAGCAAAGTCAATTGTCGGAGTAATTCCTCCAAGACTTGTAGATGAAGCCACTTCTGGAATGCAAACAGTATTAGATGGTGTTAGAAAAATAGGTTCTGCAATAGTGGGAATGATTCCATACTTGTCTGGAATGAGTGCTTTGGGAACAATAAGTGGCATTCTAGCTAATATTTTATATTTGGCAGGATGGGCAATCTTAGATTTAACTCCTCCTATTGTGTTTTTTGGGACGGCAGTAATAATTGCGGCAAAAGCAATAGTTTCAATCATTAATCCAAAATATGTTCAAAGTGCTGTAGAAGGAGTCGAAGCGGTTCTAAATGCCGTTAAGACTATTGGAACAGCAATGAAAAACATGTCAGATTTTTTATATGGATTTTCTAGTAATTATGATTTCACTGGTTGGGTGCCAATGTGGTTGTATATGGCATCAGATGCAATAATAACCATTAAGAATCCAATTCTTTATTATGCACTTGTTATAAAAAATTTCGCAAAAGCACTTGGTGCTGTTTTTAGTCCACGACTTGCAAAAGGTGCTTCTGAAGGAGTTACGGCAGTAGTTGATGCAATAACCGATATAACAAATTCCATAATGAAATTAAAGGAAACAATTGACAAATATTCAACAACTGCGTTATATGCAGGTGTGCTTGTCTGGTGGATGAATGGTGCAATTAGATTCTTTCAAATAATTCAAGAACCAATTATAAATTTTGGAATAGCAATAAGTGATTTTGCATTGGCTCTCAATACTGCTTTTAGCGCAAGACTTGCAAAGAGTGCTTCTGAAGGTGTGAATGCTATTATCGGAGCTATAACTGAAATTACAACTTCTGTTATGGAATTTAAGAAAACAATTGACAAATATTCTGTTTGGGCACCCGACTGGGTTGCTTGGTGGCTAAGGGGCGCTGTTACTTACATGCAAACAATAAGAGAGCCAATTGTAAATTTTGTAATAGAAGTAATGGGTCTTGCACAAGAATTAGGTAATAATGTAAAAATTGGTCCGGCCAAATTACTTGCAAAGACATTAACTGTTTTGTCAACAATTATTGAAAAAACAACGACAGTAATAAGCGATCTTTCCAACAAGTTAGTTCCATTAGTGAGAGGAGGTTGGTTTAAGAAATCTCCAGCAGAACTTATAAAAGAATCAGAAAACAAATTGAAGAGTTTCTTCAAAACAGTATCTGGACTTGTTGTTTCAATAATCGATGAAGTCCAAACAAACTTCAAAGATATTGGAAAATTGAAATCTACTGCTAAAATTCTTATGGTTGTTGGAATGATAATAACCGAGATGGCAAAAGCAGTTGAATTATTCTCGACAAAAATAATGCCTTTTACAAAGAAAGATTTTGCAACAGGTAAGTCTCCAATAGAAAAAATAAATGAATCTCAGGGTCAACTTGGTAAATTCTTTGAAAATATAAGTAATCTTATTTCTGAAGGAATAGTTGCTCCAGTATCAATGATTGGAAATGTTGAAACATTGAAGCCAGTTGCTAAGACATTGGCTGTTATTTCAGTTTTGTTGAATGAAGCAGCCAAGACAATCAAGGCTTTAGCTGATGTTGTTGGATTAATGGACCCAGTAAGCTTCTTCCAAGAATCGCCAATAAGTAAAATTTCTAAGTATAAAAATCAATTTGCAGAATATTTCCTTGAAATAGCTGATTTGGTTACTTGGGGAATTGTTTGGCCAATTCTCTTTGCTATGCCAAATACAGAAGACTTAAGAAAAGCTCAGACAATTTTAATTGGAGTTGCAACAATTGCTTGCGCTACAGGAAAAACAATCAAATCTCTTGCTGAAGTAATGGCTCTGATGGACCCTGTTAGTTTGTTTTTTGATTCTCCCATGGAAAAAATTGTCAATAACAAAAAACAATTTACAGATTGGTTTGATTCAATTGCCGTATTTGTTCGTGATGGGATTGTTGATCCTGTTGTGGCCATATTTACCGATACGACTCAATTGAATAAGGCGGCAGTTATAATCAAGGCCATGAGTCTAATTGCGATAAGACTTGTTCCTCTCATTAAAAATCTTGCAGAAGCAATTTCATTGGCAACAGATGCTCCCACATTCTTCGGAGTTGCTCCGATGCAAAAAATTGTAGACAATAAAGAAAAATTTAAGGGTTGGTTCATATCAATTGCCGAATTCATGAAAACTGGAATTATAATACCTGTTTTCACGAATCTTGGTGATGTAGACATGGGCAAGGCTCAAAAAATAATCATGGCTATGGCCACAATTGCAAGAAATATATCTCCACTCATCAAGAACATGGCATCGGCAGTTGGCATGGTGAGCGAAGGAGGAGAAGAAAGCATAGACACCGATTTTCCAATGGACAAAATAATTGCCAGCAAGGATAAATTTGCTAAATTTTTCAATACTACTGCAATATTTTTGAGAGACGGCGTGGTAATGCCTATTTTGCAACAAATGGGCGATCTTAAACAGATTCAACAGGCATCAAGAACTTTGTTGGCTATGAATTCTTTGTTGACAAATATTCCACTAGTAATCAAAAACTTTGCAAATAATGTTCTTCCATTGGTTGTAAGTGCAGACACAGATTTAAGGGATACTCCTGCTGAGAAAATAGATGCAGGAAAAGAAAAATTTGCAATATTCTTCAGGAATGTTACAGCTTTCTTGCGTGACGGAATTGTAAATCCAGTAATACAAGAAATGCCAGACTCTAAGACCATTCAAACAGCGGGAAGAATCATGCTTGGAATGAACATGCTGTTAAACAATGTTTCTGGAGTAATCAAAAATTTGGTTAAATTGTTTGGTGGATCACTTGATCCAAACCAATGTTTGAAAGAAGCTCCTATACCTATGATTGCTAGAATGGCACCAATTTATCAGGAATTCTTTGGGGCTGTAATTGGATTTTTGGTTGATGGAATTGCGAATCCCATATTGCACGGATTCCCTTCAGAAGATGATATGAAGGAGGCAAATGGCAGAATGAAAAACATGCTTTTGCTTATCACTCAAATTCCTCCATTTATTCAACAATTGAATAAAACAATTAATGATCTTGGAACCAATATTGTTGGTTTTGGAACAATGTTTAGCGTGGCGGTATTTACAGGAACTTTTGGTTATATTTCCAATCTTTTAATTGAAGGTGTTATCAATCCAATCAGAATGATGCCAGACTCAGAAGAGCTTGATGAAATGTTAAATAAATTAAATTTGATGTCAGAAGTTGTTTATACTGCTGGAGTTGTTATGAGCAGAATGAATCAGACATTCAACAACTTCGCATCAGCAACAAATATTTTCTCATCACTTACTGGCAGATGGGATCAACACTTCTTCCAGAAATCATTCACGGGAATGGCGATAAGCTTAAAGAGTGGAATCATAGAGCCGATCACAAATCTTTTCCCGAAAGCATCTGAGCTTCAGATCGTTGTTGATAAGCTTGCTTTGCTTGGACAAGTATTAAATAAGCTTGAAGAGGTCATGAACTCACTTGGAGCAACATTCTCATCAATTGGCAAGATGGGAGTCGATATGAGCCAAATTAATACAATGCCAATGGATAAGTTGTTGGCTTTGGCAAATATAGCACAAAGTGGGGCGCAAGCGGCAATCACACCTGTTGGAGCAGCAGTTGCAAATTCTCCAGCAGGAGCGGCAGTATCTACAGCAGCATCCGGCTCAACAAATGCCGCAATTGAGAATAAAGTCGCTGCCAAGAAAGCTGGAGAAGAGCCAGCGACAAATAAAGTTACATCGAAAGAATTGCAAGATATATCTAAAAATTCTTCTGATCAAAACGCAAAACTTGACACGCTTATTACATTATTCCAGAAGGTCGTCGATGCACTTAAACCTTCTCCCGCATCGGGAGGAGGTGGTGGAAGTGTAGCTGGTGAAACTCCTGATACTTCGTTGAATAGACCACCTGCCAAGAGTCCCATGTTTCCTAGGGCTGTGACCGGAAGGGTTGGACAGGGACCAGCAAAGCAAGTGAATACCTTGCTACCAATAAGACTGTAATTTGAGGTTAATTAAATGAATGCAACATTGCCAAGTGGAGATTTGAATGAGTTTATTTTTGAACAAAAATGTTATATCGATATAATAGGAAATGGAATAGATGAAACAATAGTAATGCAAAGTCTTCCAGATATATCAGATACTAAAGGCGCAAGTTATTCCGATGAAACATCAATAGGTAGAAGTACACCATTTAAGACATATAACAATTCTGATAATAGAACCATAAGCTGGACTGCTCACTTTATGGTGACAAAAAAAGATCATATAGAAAAATTTTTTGGATACATTCGTGCAATACAGGCAGCAGTATATCCATTTGATAGCAGAAGCAGTCAAGGAGGATTGGGAGGCGCTCCTTATGCTCCTCCTCCAATTTGTAAATTGCAATGTGGAGATCTATTGTCAAAACTACCTCTTAATGCAATAATGAAAAGCTATACTATAAAATTTGATACTTCTGTTCCTTGGGACGAAAATACATTTTTACCCTATAAGTTTGATATTGATATGAATTTTGATATAATTTATGATCAATCAAATTTACCCGATTCAAATAAAATATTAAATGATTGAAAATAAAATATTACAGGATTAAAAATGGCAAACTACATAGAATACACAAAAATACAACCATCTAGATTTGTTCCCATATCGAGTAGGTACTATGAATCGCCTGTTGTTTATTATACAGAAAACAAGTTAATGACATTTGCGACATATAAAAAAACAGTTATACCAAAGACCAACAGGGATAGATACTATGTAATTACTGCTGGCAGAGAATATAGGCCAGACTTAGTGTCTTTGGCGGCTTATGGCACTGTAGATTATTGGTGGAAAATCATGGAAGCCAATGACATCAAAGATATTTTTAATTTTAAGGCTGGTTTGAATATTCGTTTGCCAGATGCCATTTTAGGATAATTATGCCTGTTCAATCTTGTGTTGTTGAAAATGGATTGCTTAAAATGTTTGGTTGTGCCACTCCAGAAGCACCCATAGAAGGAGCGGTTTACGCTGCATATGTAGAAATGAGATTTGGGTCATCAAATCCAGAAGAACAAGTAGTTTTAACAGTTGGTAATAACTCAGCGCCTACAGGAAACTTAGCGGTAATTAATTCATTTGAATATGGACAAGAAGGATCAAGCGGATATCAAATTGATATTGAAATCATGGATCATGGAGGAGCCATGTATAAAGAAATCATCAGAAACCTGAACAAATCATTCGTCACTCAAAAACAAGAAGCGGAATTTATAGCAATTGATTTTGGATGGATAATAAGCGATGAAGATGGCAATTCTAGA